ACATTAAAAATATTACATATAGTATTGACGTTGGATCAGCGAACTATCAAATTGAAGGGATCAGAGCAGGTGATTTAAACAATGCTGATGATCACTCACTGGTACAAAAAACTGCACTGACAGGCATCGAAACGATGAATGATTTTTTAAATGCATTCCAGAAAGAAGTTAACAAGCAAGAAAGACACAAGCTTGGATCTACGAAAGCAATCTTAGATCAATTTGTTTTCAGAATTGACAGTCTTGAAGACAATAATTTACCTCTAGAGGATCTCGCTGATTCTAGGATTATGGCAGACAAGGAATCAAAAACCAATTCCCAGAACCAAGACCTCGAAGGAGCTGTATTGGCCGAGATTGAAAGAAACACGTCAATCAAAGAAGTTCTAGAAAGATTTATGTCTCGTAATGAAGTGATGCAAAACAGGATCAGTGGAATCAGAACAAAACTTACTAATACCAATTGGTCTAAAAAAGAGATTGATGATATAGATGTAGAAAAATATCTTTTTACAATAACCACGCACAACGAATTATTAACTTATGATCCTTTAAGAAGAGATTATGCAAGAAAGTTTGTATTCACAATAACAGTAGCACCTTTTATTTCAATAACAGCGGCAGTAAGAAAAGAATTTGAAAAGAAAAAAGAATACACAAAAGCTCGTGTCAAAAAAATGATGGAAAAAACCTTAATCAAAAGATATGATTACTTCCATACAGGTATGAACATAGATGTATTAAACTTCAACATCAACTACAACTATCAATATGTGTATGGTTTAGACACGATGGTTGGCTTGTTTAACAAGTATTCAGAAGCATTTAATACAATAATCAATCAGCAAGTAAACGCAAATGCAGATCTTCAAAAAGCGGTTAAAGATGGAATAGACGCGAACAAAGAATTTAACGACGCCCAGAGTGATGGAAAATTATCTGTTGGTGAAAAATATTGGATCAAAACAATGCAACAAAGAAACTTGCAGAACATAAGAAATTTATACGACACAGGTGCAGTTGAACCAGACGCAAACACATTAGAAGCCTACAATGCTCTAGTAAAAGGTTACAATGAAGATATAAAAAATTATGAAAGCATTGAAAAAGAGATCGAAGCAATTGCTCCACCATCTGTGGTAGCAAAAACAGGAACACCAAAATTAAATGCACTTGATACCTATCATAATGATGCTATGCTTGGTTTCGCCTTAGCTAAATCTGGAACTCAAAAGACTTCTAGATTGGGTGGAAATGACGTACTAGCTGAAGCTATGCCAGATGAACTATACGAAGATGCATTGAAAGAAGACCAAGGTGGTACACAATTTCCAGTACAATTTTATGAGAGATTTGTTGACCCAGGTCAATCGGGAATGATTGAAGTATCAACAGCAGACGCTTCAGGATTTTCAACGATACTAAGGAATGCTAAAGTAGGGTCAGCTGAAATGGTCAGAGTTACTATGGATATAATTGGTGACCCTTATTGGTTAGATCACCCGGCATACGGACATACCCCGGCAACAGATAAAAATGGTAAACCAGTGATGGCAGATTACAAAAGAGAGAACTGTGTTCTTTTCTGTTCAATGATTCCTACTGAAAAAGAACCAGACACTGGTTACGAAAAAACTCTTGCACAAAGAAATAATGATTTTTTGACCGCAGTATACAGGGTGTGGAAAATTGAACATAAGTTTAGTAATGGTCAGTTCACGCAAACACTACATATGGTCAGAGATGCAGTCACGGATTTAAGTTTGTTGGTAGCTGGAGATTTGAAAAAAGAGGAAAAGTTAGAAGATAAACACGTACCAATGAAGCATATAAAAAGTGTTTTTAAAATGAGAGACGGTGTGCATTTTGAAAAAAAAGAACACTTCCCAACTTATATCGATGATGAATATAATTCAGAGAAATGGGAAAAACTTGTAAAAAATAAAACACTAGAAGATCTAAAAGGTACAATAGCCGCTGAAGAAATCAAAAAAGGCACAGTCGATCACAGATTTATGAAAAAATGGACCGACCATCACTCAATGGATCCAAACAATCAAAATGATGTAGAAGCCATTGTGGCGGCCAGTGACGCAGGTGTATTGAGTAAAAAAGGAATATTTGATCCTGATGTAATTAAGAAATTTGACTACAACGGTGATGGAAATATCACCCACAGAGGCGGCGAGTTAGCAGATATGAGAGAGTATCTACAGAAGAATGAAGAAATAAATGCAGAGAGAGACACAGATGATTCACCAGATCCTCTTGGATACCTTGACTCATCGCAAGAATACTACCAAGGAGATAACATCCACGAAGAATACCAATGGAACAAAGAGAGAATGGCATACTGGGATGATAGACACGAAGATACTTTGAATAAAGATTATTATCTGCTTGATCACGAAGCGAGAAATTTAGAAATTGATGAACAATTAGGTAGAGACCCTTGGAGAGTCAACGGTTTATATGATTACCAACTGATAGATACCAAGTAGGAGATAAAATAATATAATGGCAGGAAAAAATCAATCATCAACATACAAGTTTAACAGCCAAGCGGGGCTTAATAACAAGGCCGGAGGCACGACGTCGGTACAGTTGGCTGAAGTAATGGACAACGTTGACTATGCCAGACTTGGTAGATTGCGTGTTTTCATACAAGGTAGCCAAGCAGATAAAACAGATCGAAACAACTGGAGAACAGTATTGTGGATGTCACCGTTTGCTGGTGCGACAAATCCTAGTTCACTTTTAAAAAGTGATGACGCCGAAACAGAAAACTTGTATGCGGCGACACAACGAAGTTACGGAATGTGGATGATACCACCTGATGTGGGAAACATTGTTGTCGTGGCTTTTGTTAATGGTAAAGAAAACAATGGTGTTTGTCTAGGTTGTGTATTCCAACCAAGTATCAATCATATGATACCAGGTATTGCCAAAGGTAAGACAACAGTAGCAAACACACCAACAGTTCCGGTAGCAGAGATCAACAGGGTTTCAGCTGAAGCTCAAAATATGAACATTTTTGAAAAGCTTGATAAAGCAAAAATGCCAGATCATTTATCAAAAGGAACATCAGATAACGTTAGACGTCCGGCACACACACCGTTCTATGACAGGCTGTTAGTACAGGGTTTAGAAAATGATAACATCAGAGGTTTGACAGATGCCAGTGCGAGGAGAGAATCACCAAGTAATGTTTTTGGTATTTTAACACCAGCAGGCCATCAATTTATAATGGATGACAAATCCGATGGTAGTCATATGAGATTTAGAACAGCCGGTGGTGCCCAAGTATTAATGGACGACCAAACTAGTACAGTATACGTTACAAACACAAACGGCACAGCCTGGGTTGAACTGTCTGCTAATGGTAAAGTTGAAATATGGGGTGCAGACACTATTGCTATGAGAAGTGAAAAAGACCTTAATATTAGAGCAGATAGAGATGTCAACATTGAATCAGGTAGACACATTAATATTAAAACGCACACTACTAAATCATCAGATCCACAAACACAACCAAAATCAACTGTAGACCTAGAAGATGTTTCAGGAAATGTATTCTTTGATGTCGCAGGACACTTTAAAGTAGCGTCAACAGAAGGTACTGATTTAAGTACACCACAAACAACAAACATATATTCGGGTGTAAATCATAATTTAACTGCTGTAGGTGTTAGTAATATTAACGCAGGTGGCGGACACTTTGAGACAGCACCACAAATACATATGAATGGTCCAGCGGCAGGCACAGCCTTGCCTGTTAATGCTATGGAACTACAAAAAGATGCAGATGGATTTTTATTCTATACTAACGTACTCGAAGAAAGGACTGCTGAAACTCCGGTATATGCTCCAAGGATAACTGAAGAAAGAATTGGATCGATATTAACAAGGTTCCCAACCAGAGAGCCATATCCATTACACGAATCACAATCAATTGAAAATTCTACTGTGGTTGATGCATCAGTCACTGAAAAACAAATTGAAGAAGCCAAGAAAACGTACAATGAAACAAAAGTACAAACAGAAGCAGAAATGAAATCTGTGACTGAAAAAGTAAACAAACAGGCTGAGATAAAAGATGACTATACATCATTGGTCGATGAAACTGTTGGAGCTATCACTGAAACTATGAAGAAGGTGACTAATGAAATAAAAGAGTTAATTAAGAAAAATAGCAACCTTGTCCCAGACTTAAACCTACAAGACCTAAATATTAAAAAGGCGTTTGATGATTTATTGTTTGTTAATGAAGATTTACAATCAAATATAATATTACCAAATTTGAAAGCAAAAGATTTATTAAGTAAACATTCACCTCAATCAATTGCTACTGCTGTTGTTAAAACAGTTAAAAAGGCTTCAAGCACATTTACAAATTTCAAAGACGTATAAAAAAGGGCGACACGAAGGCCGCCCTTAAAATAATCTAAATTTAAATTACTGTGCGTCTACTGGCACGTCTGCTGGTGTAAAGACACCTGATGAATATAAACCGATTGCAATAATAACTGCTACACCGATCCAAACCCATTTATTTTTTAAAAAATTCTTCATTGTCGTTTTCCTTCTAGTTAAGAGGGCGATACAATATACATAGAGATATCGCCCAACTTTTTAAATGATTAATTTATCTGTGATTTACTTTCTATTATAGATATGATACAAAATCCAAATACCTACTAAACCTAGTAATCCTTGATCACTAAATCCGCCAAGTATGCCTTGTACGTTACCTATTACTGAAATATTAGGCCAGAACGGGATGCCTTGACCTGAAAATAAAACTTCAAGCACAATGCCTAAAGCTATTAAACTTACGCCGACGTCAGCTAATGCGGCCGCCCACGATTTAATCTTACTTATAATGTCCATAACTTCCTCCTTTAACAATTTGTTTTCGTTGTACGTTATGTAATCGTAGTAATATTGTAATGTATATTTACGGCAAAATCAACCAGTTAACTACCCATATTTTGATTAACGTTGTAAAACAGCGATTATTTTGGCAAAATTTGTTGATAAGTCATAAAAAAAGGGCGACAAAAAGCCGCCCTTTAGTGTGATAACGTTAAAGGTCTAATTACGCAACTTTGTTAATTAGAGTCTTGCCATTGTCTTTTAAAAGAGCAATAACAGAATTTTTCATTCCTTTAGCAACTTCATAGTTTCCAGTTCCGATTACTCTTACTGAGAAATCATAACCTTTGCCCATCAAGTTAGTAGTTGGTGTAGATCTTTTCATTTTCAAGTTTTTGAACTTGATTACACCACCGTTTACGTTACCGTTTGTGTCAAGAGCATTTTTAGCCTCGTCAAGAAAAACGCCTACTTTGTTTTTCACGTTGCCTTTTGCAAATTCTCTTGTATATACTACGTATTGTTTTGTTCTAGCCATCTTAATGTTACCTCCAAGTAAATTAGCTAATTTATATGTTAAGTTTTTAAACATAATATACACATAATATACTATAAGTTGTTAGTTGTCAACCGGAAAAGATCTATTATTTTTCTAATTTAATTCCAACTTTTTCAAACACTTCTTCTGGATTGGTTTGTAATTGGTAAGATAAGTTGGCTAAATCATTCTCTATTTCTTCGTATAATTCTAAATTTTCATCTGAGACAATAGCATTGTTTAGTTTAGATTGGTACATTTCGCTAATTAGTTCAACTAAATGCACAGCTTTTGTGCGATCCATATGCCACCAGTCTTTACCACTGGTAAAATTTTTTAATTCTTCAGCCATACTATTATAGTATATGGTCTGCTATACGTAAGTCAATCAATTGTTTGGCTGTGAAGTATTGGTCACTTGGAGAATCCAATTTTTTTCTAACAGATGCCATTGTTGAACCAGTCGCTTCTTTCAATATTTTAAAGCATCTATCTTCACAATTATGGTTTTCTTCCATTTGTGATTTCATATCGTGCATCTTAGATTCCATTGCATCTGAATGTTGATGGTTCATTATACCGGTGTTGTATCCAATATATCGTTTACCCTGCTTTCCACTTGCAAATATTAGGAATGCCGCACTCATAATGGCACCAATTCCAATGGTGGAAATGTCGTGATAGCTCTTTTTCATCACATCAATTAAGGCAAAGGTTTCATAAAGATCACCGCCGGTAGAGTTAACATATAATTGTAGTGTTCGTTTGGGCTTTTTAGTTAGGTTGGCTGATACAATCCACTTGATCACTTTCGCTACATTTTCTTCTGTGATCTCTCCAGACAAATAGTGTACATCATTATCTAATAATGTAACGTCTATTCTGTCTTCTGCACCCCAATTTTCATATTTTTTCATCTTATTATTTGCTCACCGGTTGTACGATTATTATATACAACTATATTTATACTGTCAGCATTTTAAATTTGATAAGTAATTATATACGCATTTAAAAACCACTATAAATATTAGTAGAGAAGTAAATTATGGCATACAGTAGTTCAAATAGCGGGAATGTAAAAGTGACTCCATTTAGTGGAACAGACAGTGGAGGTACGACTTACAGAGGGTTCAGCACCGTGGCAGGTGTTAAATCAAACCAGCTCTATGATATGGATATTATCAAACAAGATTTGCTCAACCACTTTTATACTAGAAAAGGTGAAAGGGTTATGAATCCAAATTTTGGTTCAATCATTTGGGACTTACTTTATGATCCATTAGACGAATCAACCAAAGAAGATATAATGGAAGACTGCAAACATATTATTAATGCTGATCCAAGGGTTAGTCTAATCTCTGTAAATGTTGAAGATTTTGAAAATGGTTTGAATGTGATGATTTTATTGAACACTAGACCCTTCAACAAAAGAATTAACCTACAACTAGAATTTGAGAAAGAAACATTATAATGAGTCAGATAGTAAGACAAAATAATTTATTTTCAGCAGAAGATTGGCAGACAATCTACAGAACATTTTCACAGGCAGATTTCAAAGCATATGATTACGATTCAATTCGTGATTCAATGTTAAACTATATTCAAATAAATTATCCAGAAGACTTTAATGACTATATTGCATCAAGTGAATTTATTGCTATCATAGATTTACTTGCATTCTTAGGTCAGAGTTTGGCTTTCAGAACAGACTTAAACTCTAGAGAAAACTTTTTAGATACTGCTGAAAGAAGAGATTCGATAATTAGATTAACGAAATTAATCAATTATAGACCAAAAAGAAACACACCAGCAAGAGGACTTTTAAAAATTACAAAGATTAAAACTTCAGAACCTCTAGAAGATTCATCTGGAACAGAATTAACTAATGCAAATATTAACTGGAATGATGCAAACAATTCAGATTGGTACGACCAATGGTTGACAGTTTGTAATTCAGTTTTCAATTCAACAAACAGATTTGGAACACCCAGTAAGTCAGCTACAATTAATGCTGTTAAGACAGAAATTTATAATTTAAATTCTACAACAACGCAATCAGCTGTTAAGAATTTTACCGAGACAGTTGATGGAATTAGTACGTCAATTGATGTTGTCAAAGCAGACATACACAAAAATGGTTACCTTTATGAAATGTCTCCGGACACATCTGAAGCATTCAATTTTATTTACAGAAATGACAACCAAGGGTTCAATAGTGTCGACACAGGATTCTTTATGTATTTCAAAGAAGGTGATTTAGGATTCCAAGACTACTCTTTTGATAATCCTATTCCAAACAGACTCGTTAACTTAAATTATGCAAACATAAACGATATGGATGTCTGGGTGCAGAAGATTAATACAAATGGTGTGCCTACAGAGAAATGGGAATCAGTGCCAGGTCTTTTTGGACAGAACACAATCTACAACAGTTTAGCATTGAACACAAGAAACATTTATGCTGTACAGTCAAGAAATGGTGATCAAGCAACAGTATTGTTTAGTGACGGTAATTTTGGTAACGCACCTAAAGGAAACTTTAGAGTTTACTACAGAAGAAGTAAAGGATTGGGGCAAGTTCTTAAAAAAGACAGAATTAAAAATCAGGAGATATCAATCAAATATAAAAATGTTGATGGGCAGGAGTATACTGCAACTGTGTCTTTGACACTAACAAACACAGTTACAAATTCACAAGCGGCTGAAACAGATACTGATATCAAAAACAACGCACCTAAATCTTTCTATACACAAGATAGAATGGTTAATGCTGAAGATTACAATATTTTCCCATTAACTCAGTCAACCACAATACAAAAAATGAAATCATTAAACAAAACACACATTGGTCATTCTAGATACATTGACATCAATGATCCAACTGGTACAGTTAAAAGTGTAAACGTGTTCGGTGAAGATGGTGTACTATATAAAAATCCTAACTTTACTTTAAGTACTGAGGAAATCACAGGTACTATTGTTGATACAACGAGTTATACGTATGTTATTGAAAACATACTAGCACCGTTGCTAAAAAAGATACAATTACAGAATTTTTACTTCGACACTTATAAGACTGCTGTGGAAACAGACCACGATGCAAATCAATTTGTGATGAGCTTATCAGGTCAAAAAATATTATGGCAACCATTTGCTGTCGCAGGACAATCAAGCACAGGATTCTTTTATATTGGTAACTCACCAATAACAACTACAGGAAGACCAAACGAAGGACAGTTAATTACAGTTTACAACAACCCAGATGGGTCGGATGAGAAGCTTGGTTTTATTAGACCAGGAACTAAACTAGAATTTGTAGATGACTATACAGCACCAACTAAAACTACTTGGGCTACAGTAGTAAGCATAAGCAATGATGGTAGTGTGTTATCCAATGAGACAACAGGATCAGTTGTTTTAGATCAGTCAGTTACTGCTGGAATGAAAGTAAGAAAAATACTTCCAAACTTAAGAACCAAATTAAATGCATCAGAAAAATCTTTAATACAAACTGAAATGGAAAAAGGTGTTGATTTTGGTATTGGTTATCATTACAGAGATACAAGCACAAAAACAGAAAAATGGTATTTGGTAAGTGATGACTATATCAATCTTACTAATGACTTTGGTGTGGCAAACAATCAATCACAAGGTGGTACAACCACGTTGGCGGCGGACACCTCTTGGTTAATATATGCAAATTACATACCGGCGGCGGACTCTGCAAGTAATCCAAAATACGAATTTAAAATTAGAGGCTTGGACTATGTGTTCGAAAGTGATCAAGAAGTTAGATTCTATTATGTTCCTGAATATAAAAATATTGATACTGCAACCGGAAAAGCTGTTAAAGATACAATTGAACTATTAGATATCAATAAAACAGTTGCCGTACTAGGCAATCCATCAAGCACAGACAAGCTATCAAGCAAAATAACTTTTAGTGTTAGTGACAGTTATGTCGAAGCTGACGGGTTTGTTGATACTAAGAAAATAAAACTTACAAATATGGACACAGACAATGATGGTATGCCTGATAATCCTATTGCTCACGAAGATGTTATTAATAACACAAACAATATATTCTTTGTAAGCTATGAAGATTATGATGGTTACACTTATTATAAAACAACAACAGGTGTTACTGCTGTTAGTTCATTGACAAATACGGGTGTAGAATATCTAACCAGTGATAACTTCTTTTACCTGAACGGTACAAAATTAACAAATGGTGTTGCAAACTCTTACACATCAAGATATGGAGTGAGTGGTACTACAATTTACAAATCATTTATTGGTAGAGCATTTAATACTCAAAATAAATTCTTCTTCCAATACAGACATTCAGCACCAAGAGATCAAAGAATTGATCCTAGTGTGTCAAACATTATAGAATTAATAATATTGCAAACTGAATATTATCAGAATGTAATAAACTGGTATTCATCTAGCGGAACGTTAGCGAACTTTCCAATTGCACCAACATCACAGGAGATTAAAAATAATTTAATTGATTTAGAAAAATACAAATCAATCAGTGATCAGTTAGTTTACACTTCTGCATCATTTAAATTATTATTCGGTGATACTTCCAGTGAAGTGAATCAAGCTATCTTTAGAGTAGTTAAAGTGTTAGGCTCGACTTATACAGATAACCAAGTCAAGACTGAAGTTATCAAATCGATCAATGCTTACTTTAGAATTACAAATTGGGACTTTGGTGATACTTTTTACTACAGT